CACGACTTTGATGCACAATAGATAGATTATCCGAGGAGGTAAACCGCATGATTCACGAAACACTTAGCAAGTGGTTAGATAGCCTTACATTAACCATTGAACAAAAAGTAATCTCTGAGATGGCATTACGTCTAGCGGCTTCCTTCGACGAAACCGGACACACCTCGACAGCAGCGGAGCTACGCAAAACAATCTTGGAACTGCAATCACAGATCAACGCGAACAGGCACGAATTAGACCCACTAGAGAAGCTGCTAACCAGATAATGCTAAATACAATTCACAATGAAAACTGTTTAGAAACTATGGCTAAGATGTCAGACGATCTAATTGACTTAGTTTTGACTTCTCCACCTTATGACAATCTAAAAGAGTATGAAGGTTATGAATTTGATTTTGAAGCGACAGCTAAAGAGCTTTATAGAGTTACTAAAAATGTTTTAGTCTGGATAGTTGGAGATGCAACAATAAAAGGATCAGAAACGGGCAGCAGCTTTAGGCAAGCTTTGTATTTTATGAGCCTCGGGTTTAAGTTGCACGATACAATGATTTATGAAAAGAACAGTTCAACTTATCCGGCAAGCAAAACAGGGAACCGCTATAGTCAGATTTTTGAATTTATGTTTGTCTTTACAAAGGCAGAAGTACCAAAACAACTAATTTGCGATAAGCCTAATAAATGGGCAGGCTATAAAGACTTTTCAGGAAAACTAAAAAACCCAGTCCCAGACTTTTCACCTAGAAATAATATCTGGAAGTATACGACAAGTTTCAACGGCGTAAAACACCCAGCCCCATTTCCAGAAGCGTTAGCTAAAGACCATATCCTAAGCTGGTCAAAAGAGACAGATATAGTTTATGACCCCTTTATTGGTTCTGGTACAACCGCAAAAATGGCAAAAGAAACAGGCAGAAACTTTATAGGCTCAGAGATATCTAGTAAATATGTTGAAATTGCCTTAGATAGACTTTTGTAATGCTTCAGCTTCCAGCTAGCTACACTAAGCCGCTATCTGAAGACTTTATTACAGATGGTGACTTGCTTATCGAGTTAGCAACGATAGCTTGGAAAGCGCCGGAGAGCCCAGACGGGCTAGAGCTAGATGAATGGCAGAAGTGGCTACTCCGACACCTTCTAGAAAGATACCCAGACACACACCCAAACCCGGACTTAGCAGGCAGACTCAGATACAGGCAAGCGGTAGTAAGTTTGGGAAGGCAAAACGGCAAGAGTTTACTCGCGGCTATCTTGGGGCTTTACGGTTTACTAGTGCATCAGTCTTCAGGCGCTCAAGTGCTATCGCTTGCCAGTTCCTCAGATCAGGCGCGCATAATCTATTCCCGAGTTCTGTTCGTAATCCAGAACAATCCTTTTCTTTCTAAGCGGTTCAAGAAAGCTACTGAAATGCGTGGCATAGTCACAGCAGACGGCAGCGGCAGGTATGACGTAAAAGCGGCTAAAGAATCAGCCCTTCAAGGTATTCCAATTTCACTTTGTCTATTTGACGAACTCCACCTAGCTAAGGTCGGAATGTGGAGCGCGGCAGTGTTCGGCACTTCTCAACGCAGAGATGGCTTAGTGCTAGGCATAACTACAGCAGGCGATCAGAACTCAGAAACACTTATAGATCTTTACAAGTCCGGCAGGAAAGCGGCATCAGGTGACCCGGAGCTAGAGCGGTTCGGGTTCTTTCTTTGGGAAGCTAAAGAGAATGCTCCGGTAACTGACCCCGAGGCAATCTTCGCAGCTAATCCCTCAGTTGCAGCCGGGCGGATTCCACTCTCCCAGGTCATAAGCGACTTGCAGACTTTGCCAGAACACGAGGCTAGGCGCTACAGGCTAAACCAATTCATTAGCGGTTCTGCTGCTAGCTGGTTGCCTAGCGCAGTGTTTAGAAAAGCAGGCGGTCAAGGTGTCGAGGAAATGAAGGGCGCAGTGTTTGCAGTAGACGTTAGTCGCAACTGGGAGCATGCCACCATAGCGGTTGCAAACTCTAAAGACGGCAAGCAGCAGACAGAGCTAGTTCAAACTTTTGTAAACCCAACCGAAGATCAAATCTTTACGCGCCTTACGGAGCTATTCGCAGAACACGCGCCCAGAGCAATTGCGCTAGACGATAGACAGCTAACCAACATAGGCAAGCGGCTAAAGTCCGTAGGCATTCCAACTTGGCAGCTTTGGACTAAAGAGGTAACGGCAGCTTGCTCGGCAGTGTATGCACTATTTTCAACTGAGATGGTCACACACAACAACGACCCGTTGCTAATTATGCAATCGCCTAACGGAGTGACTAAGTACACCGGAGAGAATTGGCTAATTTCGAGGAAAGAATCACTAGGTGAGATAGATGCTTTGCTCGCGACTATTTTCGCTTTGTATGTAAGTTCGCGCGCCCAACACGCGCAAATCGGTGTATTCTAAATTAGACTAATGTAATTAGGATAGGTGCATGGCTACACTATGGCAAAGAATCACAAACGCGCCTATGCAAAAGCGCGCTAAACAGCCCACTATCCCAACGCGCTCAGACGCTACGGTTACAGCAGATACAGCCCTAAGCCTTACCGCTGTTTATCGCTCGGTGCAGATCATCGCTACGCCAATCTCTAAAATGCCTATCGAAACTTATCGCTACGCAACTGGAATGGATTTCAGAATTGAAAGCCCGGTGCTAGTCAATAAGCCGGACATAAATAGCAACAGGCGCGATTTTCTTTTCCAGACAGTAACCTCACTAGCCCTAGAGGGGAATGCCTTCTGGCACAAAAGTTTTTCTAGTAACGGGCAGGTCAATAGCCTTACGCTTCTCCCAGCTTCAGCGGTGTCTGTCGCTTATGTAAACGATCAGGATTTAGCCCAGGGTGTTTACTACAGCTACGAGGGCGTTAGCTACAGTGCAAACGAGATGGAGCAACTAAAGCTTTTTACTAAGTCAGGTGACCTAAGAGGCGTTAGCCCAATCTACTCATGTCGGAAAGACATCTCGGCAGCCCTAGACCTACGCGACTACGCTAAGAACTGGTTCAACCAAGCAGGAGTTCCAACTGGTATTCTCAAGACCGGGCAGCAGGTAAACAAAGATCAGGCAGACACGATTACCGACAATTGGCACAATAAGCAGCAGAACAGACAAATAGCAGTTCTTGGAAATGGCTTTGATTATCAGGCAATTTCTTTATCTCCGCGTGAGGCGCTATTCACTGACACAGTGGAGCAATCAACCGTAAACATAGCCCGACTATTCGGCATTCCTTCCAGGCTGCTTTTGTCTACAGTGCCGGGCGGCTCGGACACTTATTCAAACTTGCAAGACGAAAACGCTATCTTTTTCCGTCATACGCTAATGGGCTACACCGACGCAATAACAGACGCGCTAAGCAACTGCTTACCTCGCGGCACTAGGGTCGAGTTCGACTATCAACACCTATTCCGCGCCGACGTTGCCACACGTTACAACTACTATTCCACCGCTATCGCTGCTGGGATTCTTACAGCAGAAGAAGTTAGAGAAAGAGAAGGACTAAATGCCTGAAATTGAAATCAGAGAAGCAGACCTAAATCTAGACGAAGCTCAGGAAAGAACTATTACCGGGCTAGCCGTTCCTTACAATCAAGAAGCTGAAATCGGCGGCGGCATAACTGAGAGGTTTGCGCCCGGCGCTATTGACTCGGTGGAAGATGTAAAGCTTTTTTACGGCCACGATGAACCTATCGGAAAAGTTATCTCAGGCAGAGAAACAGAAGCAGGCTATGAGATTACTGCAAGAGTGAGTTCAACCTTACGAGGCGAAGAAATCCTAACGCTAATGCGTGACGGCGTACTAAATAAATTCTCAGTGGGCTTCATGCCTATCGAACAGGATAGAGATGGCTCACTGATTACTCGGACACTCGTAGACCTAAAAGAGGTTTCTGTAGTTCCGTTTCCGGCTTTCGCTGGTGCAAACATAACCGAGGTTAGAGAAGATCAGAAAGATTCTGAGGCTATCGAAACCCAAACAGAAGAAAGAAAATCTATGTCAGAAAACATTGAACTAGACGTTCGTTCTGTGCAAGACGAAATGGCTGAATTGCGCCGGGTAGTCGAAGCAGGACTTACGGTAGCAACTCCTAAAGTAGCAGGCTCAGAAATCCGCTCTCAGGGAGAGTTCGCTAAGAAACTCCTAATCGGTGACGCCGGAGCTATTGAGCTTGCTCGCGCAGCTTCCACTAGCGCAAACACGGTAACAACCGCCGCTTTTGTTGGTCAGATTAACAACCTAATTGACAATAACCGCCCGGCGCTATCCGCCTTCTCTAGAGCAGCGCTTCCAGATTCAGGTCTTACTGTTGAGTATGCCTCAGTAACTGCTAACACTCTCTCAGTTACAGAGCAAGACCCCGAGAATGACGCATTGGCTTTTGGCAACTTGACAATCGCTAACACTTCTGCGCCAGTAAAGACTCTAGGCGGTTACACAACGTTTTCTAAGCAGACAATCGAGCGATCAACCGTTGATTACCTAAACACCGTATTCCAGGCGCTAACTATCGCTTATGCAAACGCTTCTAACGCTGCTTTTGTTGCACACGTTGAAGCCCTAGTTATGACCGGAAAAGTGTTTGACATCTCGGCAGGAACTCTAGCGGCACTAATCAATGGTATAACCGATGGCGCTTCTAAGATCTTCGAGGGAACTGGTCTACGACCTGAAGCTATTGTTACCTCCACTGAGGGCTACAAGTTCCTTATGACAATCGTAGGCGGAGACGGCAGACCGGTAGTGCTACAAGACGGTCAGGGCGTAAACAACGTTGGAACTGCTAACCTTCCAGGACTATCGGGCAACCTTCTAGGAATGCCAGTAATAGTAGACCCTGCCATGACCGCTAACAAGGTGTACATGGCTAACAGCCGCGCTATTCAGTCCTTCGAGTCTGCTGGCGCTCCTGTACGTCTAACCGATGGTGACATAACAACCCTTACAGATTCAGTAAGTGTCTACGGTTACATGGCGATTACTACACCATTCGCCGGGGCAATCGTAGAGCTAGACATCGTAGCCTAAGGAAATCTGAATGACAACGGTAGTAACTCTGGCAGAACTGCAAGCCTATGTAGGCACAGACGAAACAGGTAGTTTTATACAATCCTGTTTAGATTCTGGCACTGCTCAGGTAGGCAACTATGTCGGTGTTATTACCGTTGTACCAGATCAGATACACAGACAGGCAACGCTTATTTGTTCCTCAGAGCTATTCCACAGGCGTTCAGCGCCTAATGGCGTGGCGCAATTCGCTAGCTTAGATGGAACACCCGTCAGAGTCGCTAAAGACCCTATGGGAGCCGTCTATCCGTTGCTATTGCCTTATGTTGGTTTTGCAGTATGACTAACGAAATTACCATCTCTAAGGCAGAACTAAAGCTAGACCTAGAGCAGGCAGGGATTAGAGTTCTTGATTATGTACCGGAGCGCATAACGCCGCCAATAGTAATAATGAGTTCTGCTAGTCCTTACCTAACTCCTAGCACTTTAGGCACTCAGTACGACCTAAATCTAGAGCTAGTAGTAATAGCCACAACTGCCACTAACAAAAAGGCAACAGAAAATCTAGATCAGGCAATTCATAACGTGCTAAGTGCAATGCCTAGATACGCTCGAGTGATTCGAGTAAACGAGCCCTATAACTTACAAACAAACAACGCTGAGTATCTTTCGGCTAACATCTCAGTTGAACTAGAAATAACTATTTAGAAAGGTCATGAAATGACTAACACAAGAATTGTTGCAGAGAACATCAAGTTCCTTATTGCAGATGTTGAGTATGCCTGCGCTGCCACTATGGTAGAGCTAACCCTGGGAGATGCTCCCGGAGATGTTCAGACCTTCTGCGAGCAGCGTGTAGGCGGAGAATGGGCTTTGGCGCTAGAAGGTATTACTTCAGGCGATGCTACTTCTCTTTATCGGGTTCTTTGGGCTAACTTTGGAACTACTGCAACTTTCGTAATTGCTCCTAACGGAAATACAGCAGCTTCAACAGAGCAGCCACACTATTCGGGCGTGGTCAAGTTCAACGAGATTCCACCGCTAAGCCTAAACTCTAACGAAACTTCAACCTTCTCAGTGACCCTTAGGGTTGTAACTACACCTAACGACCCTTCTAGCTCAGAGTTCTATGGGGTTACAGTAGTAACTGCCTAATCATGGCTGTTGAGTCCGGCGTAAAAGTTACTAACCTTAGGGAGATAACTCGCGCGCTAAAGAATGTTGGAGCGCCCAAAGAGGAAATCAAAAAGGCAGGGCAAGAGTCCGGTCAATTGGTTGTAAACGAAGCCAGGGGATTAGTTCCGGTCAAAACTGGAAACCTACGCGACAGCATAAGAATAGGCTCGACAGCTTCAAGCAAGATCACTATCCGCGCTGGTAACAACAGGAGCGGCGCTTCAGGCGTTCAGTATGCAAACCCTATTCACTGGGGTTGGTATAAAAGACACATTAGGCCGCAGCCATTCTTTACTAGGGCACTCGGTTACACTAGAGAAGAAATCTACGATACCTATTTCAAGCAGCTAGAAAAACTAATTACAGAGAATTATCAAAAAACAGGGAAGATGTAATCACAGATGATGAATTTCGATGAAATGACACTAGGGCAAGTCGAAGAAATAGAGCTGCTAGTAGGTCGCAGCATAGATGAAATCTTTGCAGACGGGCAACCTAAAGGCAGGGCGCTCAGAGTTCTTTATTACGTTGCTATGAAGCAAGATAACCCTAATTACAAATTCGAGGATACTGAAGGCGTTACCCAAAAGGAAGCCTTAGGAATGCTCGGAGCGACAGACCCAAAAGGAAAAAAGTAGCTGAAGATCATGCTAAGAAAATGGCAGAGTTCGTCATAGCTACAGGTGTTAGCCCTAGTGAGTATAGAAAGCTTACAGGGACAGAATACTCAGCTTTTGCAACTGAGGTACATAGGAGAGCAAAATGAGCTTAGTGCTAAATGTAGAGATACTGGGAGAGTATAAAAATCTCTCTAAGGCTACTAAAGGCGCTAATGACAGCTTCAAAGACTTGGGCAAAAAGTTCGCAAAAGTAGGCGCAAACATAGCTAAGGTTACAGCGGCTATCGGTATCGGTATCGGTGTCTTGGCAGTTACCCAAATCAAGAAAGCTATAGACGCAGCTAGCGATCTCTCAGAAGCAACTAACGCGGTAGATGTATCTTTCGGAGATGCAGCAGAAGGCATTCTAGAGCTAGGTGAGAATGCAGCGCGGGGGCTAGGACTTTCTAAAACAGAGTTGTTTGGAATTGCTACACAGTTTTCTAGTTTTGCCGGAACTATCGCCGGAGAAGGCGGAAACATAGTTCAGGTGGTTGATGAAATCTCACAGCGCGGAGCGGACTTCGCCTCAGTATTCAATCTTGATGTAGGAGATGCACTAGCTAAATTCCAGTCTGGACTAGCAGGGCAATCAGAGCCGCTAAGAATGTACGGCATTGACCTAAGCGCGGCAGCAGTAGAGGCACACGCCCTAGAAAAGGGAATCACAGACGGCACAACACAAATGACCGAGGCAGAGAAGGTTACAGCCCGTTACAGCTTGCTAATGCAGGAAACGACAGGAGTGACCGGGGACTTTGCAAACACCTCAGACGGGCTTGCGAATCAGCAGAGAATACTAAAAGCAGAGATAGAGAATACTCGCGCAGAAATTGGCGAAAAGTTTATGCCTATAATGCAAGACTTTCAAAGCTTTATTCTTGAAACAGTTATCCCGGCGGTACAAGACTTCTGGGCTTCAATCATCGACCCTAGCGGCGAAGCGCAAACGCAGATAAAAGCTATCGGTGACGCAATAGACGTCTTTGCTCAGACTTTCGGAATTGCTTCTGGCAAAGTAACCTCAGATCAGATCTTCAACTGGTTAGGTGATGGAGTAGTCCAGGCAATCAAGGCGCTAACTTTCCTAAGCGTGTTCGCTCAAGAAACTTTCGAGGGGCTAGACCTACTACTAGGTGGGCCAGATGCTCGCTACAGTAGCAGCGCCGGGCAGAAGCTTGCAGGGATACAACAGCTTATAGGCGCTCGCAATAAAGCAACTCAAGCAGCAGATCAAATAAAGTTTGCCCCAGACATGCAAGCAGGCGGCGGAGAGTTTGCTAGGCAGGGCAGCATCTCTCAGGGCGGCAGGGGTCGCTTTGATCAGTTCGGCAACGCCATTACTATCAACATCAACCGGGCTAACGTAGACGGGCAGCAGATCATCAACGAGATAAACAACACGCTCAAAACTCAGGGCAGCAGAAACCTTCTCCGATGACCTCGATAGCTAATTTTGACATAACTAGCGATCTCAAGGTCGAGTTCTTTTTGCCAGACACTTCAGAGAATGCTTTTATCGTTGGAGTTAGCACACTAGGCAGCGGCAGAATTCTTTCTAGCGGCAACCTATTTATCCTAAATGAGAGCTTGTTAGGCGGAGCTAACATTCTAGGCGGCGGCGGTGAGCAAGCCTTTACCTGGCAGAACTTATCTTGTAGCGTAAACCTAGCTAACCTAGAAAACGGTGGAGCAATACAAGATCAACTTTACTTCCAGCCACAGCCAGCGGCAGCGCGTCTAACTTTGCAAACCTACGAATACGACCCTTCAACTAATTCTTCATTTCGCCCAGGTGTTCCGGTCAGAGTTAGATTAGAAAAAGATTTAGTAGATGTAACAATCTGGTCAGGGATTATTGACAGTATCGGCGGCACTTACACAATAGACGGTAAGAACCTACTGCAAGTAATCGCCTATGACAGTATGAAGCAGCTTCTAAACACTCGACTAGTAGAGTTCGACAGCTCAAACGCCGAGGGCTACGTTTCGCCACTCGAGCAGCTAGAGATTATAGCTAACGACTATGGCAGCAGCATAAGCGCGCTAAGCAAGCCTGCAGCAGGACGCATACCCTCAGAAGTACTTAGTGAGGTTATTCCACAACTTCTAATCGAAGAAGCTATACAAGTCGGGCTAGGGCTGTTTTGGATAGATTCCAGTACTCAGGAGTTTGTCTTTATCCCTAGACCTGACCCGAGCATCTTGCCAGACTTCCCAGTAGGAGGCGGCTACTTTACGCTAGGGCAATCTGAGCTAGGCGGCATAGACGTATTAGGTTCTGGGCAGATAGTTTACACAATCGGGAATAATCACGAAACTTTGTATCACTTATGTATGACAAACATTAGGACACTATCTAGCAGCGATGAGGTTTTCAACTCGCTAAGGGTCGAACTGAAATCAGATCCAGACGTTTTTGTAATCAGAGAAAACTCGGATTCTATTTCGCTTTACGGCACTTACGCGAAAGACGTAACACTCAATACAACAACGACAGAAGAACTAGAGAGGTGGTCGAGCTTAGTTTTCAATCAATCGCCTACTGACCTAGTGCAAAATGTAGAAACACTAACCCTAGACAGGCAGGGCAACTTGACAGAGGCAGCTTTCCTATTACCCGGTGAGCTAATCGGGGTGGACTTCTCTCAAGACATACTAGAGATTTTGGATTACTACACCATTACAAAGGTGAGTCATTATCTTGACTCAGACACTTGGCTAACTACACTAGACCTATGGAAAGAGGCATAGCATGACCTACAAAATATTCGCAAACGGTAACCCACTGCAAGCAAGCGAGCTGAACCTAAATCTAATGCAGCAGGCTATTGCCGTCTTCACAGATGCAACCGCTAGGGAGGCTGCTATCGCAACTCCTGTAAACGGACAGTTCGCTTATCTAACAGGAACTAGCAACCTAACCAAGTACAACGGGGCAGCCTGGCAGAACGCAATCCCAGACGGTGGCACAACAGTTAGTGAGCAGGCAACCTCGCGCACAATAGTCGCAGGAGATGCTAACACCTTTATCTATGCGACAGGCACGATCACTATTACGGTAGATGACGAACTTGCAATCGGCGAATCAGTCAACTTTATTCAGAACACCGCAGGCGCTATAACATTCGCAGCAGGCGCAGGAGTAACAATCAATTCTAAAGATTCGCTGCTAAACACTAATGGTCAGTTCACCGGGGCAAGCCTTACTAAGAAAGCGACTAACAGTTATCACCTAATTGGCGATCTCGCATGAGCCTAATTAGATTAGGATTTTGGGCGGCTTCTGGTGCAGGTGGTTTGTCTTACTGGCTATCTACATTAGGTGGTGCTAGTAGTGACCAAGGACATTCAGTAGGAATAGATTCGTTAGGAAACAACTATTCTCTAGGTTTTACTTTTTCAACAGGCGCAGGAAATCCAGATGCTTTTCTTGCAAAAAGAGATGTCGATGGTGCGGTTCAATGGCAGCGGACTCTAGGCGGTACTAATTATGAAAAAGGATTTTCTCTAGTAATAGATTCATCAAACAATATATATGAAGCAGGTTTCACTTTTTCTGAAGGCGCTGGCGGTGACTTATTACTAGCAAAATACAACTCATCAGGAACGCTTCAATGGCAGCGGATACTTGGCGGGAGCAGTGAAGAATCCGGCGAAGGAATAACCTCAGATTCCGCAGGGAATGTATATGTATTTGGTTACTCAAGCTCACAGGGAGCAGGAGCTTATGACTTGCTTCTAGCAAAATACAATTCATCAGGAACGCTTCAATGGCAGCGGATACTGGGTGGTTCAGGGAATGAATTTGGCAGGGGAATTTCAATAGACTCATCAGATAATCTATACGTTTTGGGGACAGAAGGCTCAGAGGGCAGCGGAAGCAGTTCTTTGCTTCTAGCAAAATACAATTCATCAGGAACTATACAATGGCAGCGCATACTTGCTGGGAGCGGTGCAGATAGAGCCGCAGGGGTATCTGTAGACTCATCAAATAATATTTATGTTTTAGGTCACACGGAATCACAAGGCGCAGGGGGGCGTGACCTATTACTAGCAAAATACAACTCATCAGGGACTATCCAATGGCAGCGGATACTTGGCGGTTCAGGTGGTGATGAAGGAAATTCGGTTCACTTTGACTCATCAGATAATGTTTACGTTTTAGGCATAACTGCTTCAAGTGGTGAAGGAAATAAGGATTATCTTCTAGCAAAATACAACTCATCAGGGACCATCCAATGGCAGCGGACTTTAGGTGGAAGCGCAGCAGATGAAGGCATTTCAATAAAACTAGATAGTCTTGGGGCGATTTATGCTTTAGGTTTTACTGCTTCAACGGGTGAGGGTTCAGATGATTTACTTCTTGCAAAGCTTCCTAGTGACGGGTCACTGACTGGAACTTATACTCTAGACGGCGTAGATATTGTATACGCACCTTCTTCGCTTACAGCCGCAACCTCAACGCTTACTAGCTCAACTAGCACGCTAACAGCCGCAACCTCAACGCTTACAACTGCAACCAGCACCCTAACAGATGCAAGTGCATCTCTTACTTCTCACATCGTGGAATTCTAGAAAGGCACAAATGCTATATATCAATTCAGAAAATGAATACCCTCGACACATAGGGGACATTCACCTAATTTCGCCTAACTTTGTAGAGGGCAACACGCTTCCAGTAGGTTGGAAAAAGGTAGAGGAAACAACGCGACCAATACCCGGCAAGGATAAATTATCCCTCGAGGCTTTCCCGGTAGAAGTAGACGGCGTAATGACTCAGAGCTGGACAGTTCGCAAAATGACGGCAGACGAATTAGCTCGCAGAGATGCACCTGCTAACGCCAGGGCAAAGTTAATAGAGCTAGGACTTACAGAGCTAGAAGTAAACGCTTTGGCTTCAGGGCTAGTTAAATAAACAAATGTCAGAGCAAATACCTAGAAGCAGCACGCAGCAGCAGTTACTACTAAAGCTAGTAGGTGACATGGCAGAGGTGAAAGCCGGGTTCAAGATGCTGCAAGATCATGAGGATAGAATCCGAGAGCTAGAAAAGGCTCGTTGGAAGAACGCTTGGATTACTGCTTTCGCTTCTGCTGCTCTTACTGCTTTCGCTGTAACTATCGTGTCGCAGGTGCTAATTTGAGATACCCACTCCCTAAAGCAAGCATCACAGCACTCTATGGAGCGACAGCTAACAGGACTAGCCCACACCGAGGGTTAGACTTTGGCGCTGCAACAGGCGCTTGGATTACAGCCCCGGAGACAGGCACAATAGTAGTAAACACTTGGAGCGATGTTCTTGGTAATTGCCTAGTTCTTCGTTTCTGGCATAAGGGTAAAGACATGCCTATGTATCTAGGCTTTGCTCACTTGAAGGTAAAGAGCAAGCACAAGGTAGGTACTAAAATTTGGGAGGGTAATAAGTGGTTCGCAGCAGTTGGAAATACTGGCAGCGCATCACGCGGTAGCCATCTCCATCTAACCTACGGAGACACCCCTAAGCACATTTTCTACGGTCAGACTTTCGACCCACTAGCCCTATTGGAAAGGTACGCAAAATGAGATTCAACCCACAGATCAGAAAAGCAATCTACGCGGCAGTAGCAGGACTAGTGCCGCTTCTGGTAATTGCAGGGATAGTTACAGGAGAGCAGTCTCAGCAGATACTTAGCAGCGTTGCAGCAGCCCTAGCGTTCTTTGCTTCTGTAATGGCAGTAAAGAACACTGAAGTAAACAACCCGGAGGAATACGAAGACGTAACCGAGGGAATAGAACCACCTCACATTCCAGGTGTCTAGCTTTTTAGCGTCGAGCGTTTCGCAATCTAGCGCGTTGCCTAGTATTCATGCCGCCCCAGATACCATGCTTTTCCTCATTAACAAGAGCAAACTCTAGACACAAAGACCTAACAGGGCAGACCTTACAAAGACTAATTGCAGACCTAAGGCTAGTATTTGGAACGCCTCCTTCTGGAAACCAAGCGTCAGGATCAGAAGTCTGACATGCGGTTTGTCCGGTCTTTTTTATGCCTTCTGCTAGTGCAGTGAGAGCTTGTTCTGAGTTCATGCCTAAACAATAACTGCAATTATGTCGCGCTGCTTTGCTATGCTCAAAAACATGATCACAGTAAACAAGACAATCGCCAAACTAGGCGGCACTCTAATCGGTACACACCCGGCAGGATCTCCTGAGTGGCATGCTCAGAGATCTCACGCAATCGGCGGCAGCGACATAGCTCCGATAATGAATAAATCTCCTTGGACTAGCGCGGTGTACTTATGGGCGCAGAAGTCCGGCTTGCTATTGCCTACAGAAGGCACGATGGCTATGAAGTTAGGCAACTACTTCGAGCCTGCAATAACGCGGCTATTCGGTGACATGCATCCACATCTCATAGTTCACACCGGAGATTACACTTATGAATCACAGAAGAACGCATCATTTCACGCTAACCCCGATGGCGTTATTGAAGACGAAGACGGCAGGTTATACATTCTTGAGATTAAATTCTCTAGAAACGCTATGCCTATCTTGCCGGAGCATTACAGGCTTCAAGTTCTTTGGTACATGATTGTAACAGGCTTGCATAGCCCCGGTGTACTCTGTGCGGTCGCAGGAGGCGAATACAGAGAGTTTACGGTGGAGTATGACCCGATAGAGGCGGAGGCACTTATGAAGGCGGCAGAGAGCTTCCTAGAGCTTATAAGGACAGGGGAGAAGCCAGACCTAGACGGCAGCCAATCCACCTACAGCGCGGTTAGGATTCTGCACCCTGACATAGAAGAAACAGAGACAGACATAGACCCGGAGGAATACCGACTTCTGCAATCTGCACTAGAGCAGGAAAAGTTCTGGAAGCAGCAGGCAACACTTAGAAAGTCGGTCATTCAAAGCAGCATGAAGGGCGCTAAATACGGCTATGTCGATGGTGAAAACGTTGTAATGTTACAAAGCAGATCTGGCGGCGCGCCTTATCTCAAAATCACAGGAGGATAAAAATGGGATTCATGGATAACTACGAGCCAGTAGCAGACCGCATAGCTAAGTTCTGGGAGAAACACCCAAACGGCAGAATACACACCGAGATAAAGCTAATCAACGAAACCGAGATCGTCATAATGGCAAGTGTCTACACTGACCGGGAGGACATGAGGGCAGCAGCTATTGACTTTGCTCAGGAAACTAGAAATTCAAGCCCAATCAACAAAACTAGCTTCATGGAAAACTGCGCCACTTCAGCGATAGGCAGATCACTTTCAACGCTCGGGTTTTCTAGCAAGAAAGACGGTCACAGCGTTAGACCTAGCGCGGAGGAAATGCAGGCAGCATCAGCGGAGGCTCTAGCAGTGTCTCTAAAGGGCTTTGAAGGTCGTGCAAGTGTCCTAGCCCTAAGTAGTGACGTTGAAGGGCTTAGAGAGCTTTACAGCGATGCCAAGCTTCATGGAATGCCTAAGCGATTCCTAGAGCAGGTTACAGAGATGGCAAAGGCAGTAGATACAAAGTGAAAGCGAAGGGGACATAGCCCACAGATAGCTATGCCCCCGGTAGTAATTCTATCTGACAGACAGGAGAATCATGGAGCAGGAAACAGACTGGAAAGAGTTCACAGAGCGAACTTGGCTAACGGGTTACAAACGTGGCTACGGTCATGGTCGCGAAGACATGAGGAAGCAACTCACTTTTGAGCTTTGGGATTTCAGAAAAAAGATACTTTTGACTGATTCAGATCTCGCTGAAACGATAGAAATCTGCATCGACAGATTAGAAAAACTAAAATAAGATACCTATTCTATATATAGATATATACATAGACATTATTAGCTTCTATACATAGACATTTAACTTAATAACTATACATAGGCATTATGTTTATATATAGCAAGAAATTACCAATCACAGAAAAGGAAATGAAATGCGAAGTACACAACTACCAACACACAAAGCAAAAGCAAAAGCGCGCAAGCAGCTAAAGAACTCTCTCAAGAAAAGGAAGTAACACAGATGCCACAGATCACAATTACAGGAGATGTCAATCTAATCGGCTGGGAAGGCAAGCGCCTATCAGTTTGGGAGAATTACGAAGTACCCGGACAGCCAAAGCCATTCTCAAGACTCTGGACAGCTTGGTTCGACATGAGCCAGGTCGAGCATCTTCAGGAGCAAGACTGGGTAGAGATCTCCGGGGAGCTATCAACGAAGATAGGAAAATACACACCTAAGGATTCAACAGTTGAGAAAACAGTTGTGGAGCATCATGTACAGAACGCTCGACTAGTCCAGGTCAAGACAAAGACACAGCAGGCTTCAAACGCTGCTTCAGTTGGCGGCTTCGAGAATGCGCCCTTCTAATGATTCCCGACATGAGCGAAATCGAAAACAAACTCTACTGGACTAAAGGCTACGAAGCCGGGGCAGAGAATGAAAGGGTTTTGCTACATGACATTTTAGGTCGATACTTCCAGCTAACTCAAGAGCCAAGCGAATTAGGCGATGTTGAGCTAAACCCAGAGTGGGACAGAGGGTTTCAAGCAGCTATGGCTATAATAAAAAGATGATTCAGGTCTTCGTACCGGGCATACCGCAACCACAAGGATCAAAGAACGCCTACGTTATGGGCAAGCGCGCGGTCATAGTTGAGAGCAATAAAAAGCTCCCAGCTTGGCGCAAGACACTAACTGAAGTACTCGAGGCAGCTAATAGCTCATGTCAGCCCCTTACTGGCGCAGTGTGTTTGGAGGTTATCTTTTTCATGCCTAGAGCTAAGAGCAATACAAAAGATTACCCATCCCAAAAGCCAGATCTTGATAAGTTGATTCGGGCAGTAGGCGATTCAGCAGACAACGCCGGACTACTCTCAGACGATTCTCAAATCTGCCAAATCTTAGCTAATAAGGTCTGGGCAGGCTGTGAGGCAGATCAAGGCGCACTAATTACATTCAGCGAACTATAAGAAAGATAGCTAACCTATGTATAAGACAACGCTCACACAGAAAGCGCAAACGCTTATGAAAACAGCAGCAGGAATGGTCATACTCGCATTCTTCCTAGTAGGGGTAAACCTACTCGCGACACTAATAGCAACCTATGTACCCTGGCTAACTATGATTCTGCTCGGAGCTACATTTAGCTACTTGACAGTAGTTGTTTATCAAGGGCTTAGGGACTCATGAGAGTGTTCGACCTTCAAGGAACTCTTGCTAACACTTCTAGAGATCAGATTCTCTACACGCCAATAGGTGAGTTTGCAATAGTTAGCGCAGAGTCCCCGGTAGCCGCGACTAGAAACGCTGTTAGGCAATTCGTAGATACTAACTTTCCTAATTGCAGCGACCTAAGGTTTGTATCTGGTTCGCGCAGGCAGATCATAGACGCGAAGGTTCAGCAGCTTAGAAACCTAAGCGCCATTGAATACACCGATAATGACCTCGAGCTATTAGCCGAGTATCAAGTCAGATTACCCTTACTGGACTTCTACTACATCGAAGACGGAAAGCAGGTGCAACTATGAAATGCCCTATCTGCGATACACCTCACACAACTCGAGGCAACGAAGTAGTACCCTGTAAGAGATGCTGGACTAAGGAGAGATCATGGCGGACTGGCACAACTCGAAAGAGTGGAGCAAAGCGCGCGCCTATGCGAAGACAGTCCTAGACCCTGAGTGTGTTATCTGCGGTGCAGAACTAACCGGGGGTGACTGGACTATCGACCACATACGCCCCCCATCGGTAACGGGTGACCCCAACCATGACATAGCTAACCTGCAATCTTTATGCCGGGTATGCAACGGTAGGAAGTCCGATAAGACAGCAGTGAGAGCAGCTTGGAAGAACAGCAGATGGTAGGCAGGGGCAGGGCAGGGGCTTATCTTGTCCCCCAAAAGGGGGGTAAAAGGGGGTCTAATTGGGGGTCTACAGAGCCTCTACAGAGCGGCCACAGGGCAGGGGCTTTTTTCGACAGCCGCGCGCCAAT